TAAGGCAAGCGTACCAATAACATTTATGGTACTTTTTTTAATTATAGGATTAGCACCGCTTTATGTCATGTATGGAATTATTGACAGAAATATTCCTGTTAAGACTCAGTAACTGGTTCTTCTGGTTTTAAGATATCTTGACAAGCCTCAATACCACCTTGTATCTGAATTATTTTACGTTCACAATTAGTCATTACTTCTTTTGCTTCATTATAATTTTTTGCTATCTGCTGTAATTCTGATTTAAGAGCTTCTAGTTTTTGCTTTGGATCAACTGCCATTAGATTGATATTGTATTACTATAATAGTATCAACTAAACTGTTAAACGGTAAGGGTCGTTAGGGTATTGAGTCATGTTTGGAGTAAACACTCCATCTTTTTCAGTTGCCCCATAAAGAGTCACTAAAGCTGCGGTATCTGCACAATTATCAATCTCTGTTTTTCGTGTCGTATAGGCTGTGCGTATTCCATCCCTGTATGTAACTACTGCACTATCTAATGCAGTTCCCTTTTCTGCTTTTCTTACAACTTGCCAATCATAGACATCTAATAAACTCTTAGCTGTTTGTTTTTCTTCTGCTTTTAAAACTGACTTAACACCTAAAATTACAAGTTGATTTCCGTCATTACCTAATATCGGATTACCATTTTCATCTGTTGCATTTACATCATCGAGTGCTTTTGCCGTTCCGTCATTCCAATAAAATCTATTATCGTAAACTATAGGATCAGCTACCTCTGTAATACCAAGGGCTGTTTTCTCATCTGCTGTAGATAATATTAAAAAATTAGCAGAGTAATTTATATCCCCGACTGTAAAGGGAACACCAACTCCTAAAGGTTTTCCGTCTAGTAAAAATGCCATAGTTTTATTTTAGTATATACTCGTTTATCTAGCACGAGCGTTTCTAAATGGTGCTTCTGCAAATGCTAAATAAATAAATGTTCCACTATTATGTGTTCCTGCCGTCATTCTTAATTTAAATCCATTCGATAATATATCTAGAGTCCCACCTGAACCATCTGATTCCCCTTGAACATTATCAGGGTGTAGATAATCATTATCTGGGTTAGCTCCAGATCTTTTACTATCGTGTACTACCCAAGCAGCAGAGGCAGAAATTCTTTTCAGTAAAATATATGCTGGTTTAAAGCCAAGATTCACAAAAACACCATCAGAATTTCCGTTGCCAACATACTGTCCAAATCTGCTAAAACCGAGTACTTCTCTAAAAGCATAAAAAACAAGATCTCCCTGATTAACTAATCCAGATCCATATGTAAAAACACTAGAAGTAGGTGCAGTACCCCATGCAGCACTATTTCCAGTTGTTGCTGCTGCATTTGAATCTAATAAAATCCAACCATTTTGACCTATAGCTTGATGGTAACTATACCAATTTGAAGCAAGTGTTCTTGATTTTGTAATTACTACATCTGGTTTAACACCTAACCCATGACCTACTGTTGCTGCTCCACTACTTTGTGCAGTGAATGTTCCGATAGAAAACCCTGCTGTTGTATTAGCTCTAACTTGTGCTGAAAGACTACCATCAGTATTAGTTACTGTATAACCACCAGCGTTCCAGTTCCACGCAACAAAAGATCTGCTAGGCCAGTTTGTAATACCATCTGTTCCTGATGTAAATCCACCTTGTACAAAACTATTAACACGATGAGCATTAGTTGTCTCAGCATCACCACTGTTTGAAGCTAATTGTTTGGCTGCTCCTCTGACAGAATCAGTTAAAGTATACTGTTGTGAAACTGCTCTTCCTTTTATCCAAACCCAATCGGGTGTGAAATCTACATCTGAATCTGTAAAAGTATAATCAGTTCCATAAGATCCTGTACCAATATATGTAAAAGTTGCAAAATGTTTATTAGGTAACAGTATTGTTGGTTCAGGTAAATTTGCTGAACATAATGATTGATAACCTGTTGGAATAGTATGAACAAATGGTCTTTGTCCAAAATTCGCATACCCATTCCCATTTTCTCCATTAAAATATGGAGCAAACATCATATCATCTGTTTTTGTTACTGTATTACTTGCATTTGGTTGAATACCATTTGCTCCTGTTGATGGGTTTCCACTTCCGTAATATGTACCATCTTTGTGGAAATAAAATTTAAAATTATCAGCATCAAAAGCAACCCCAATAATATCTCCGTTACTAATACCGCTTGGATTACTTCCTGTATATCCATACCAATAACCTCTACTATCGTATGCAATACCACATGGATTACTGCCAGAAGAATTTAAACCAACGTCACCACTATTATAATTTAAATTGTGGTCTGTATTTACAAAACCAGCTTGAACCAATCCAGATCCTTTAGTAAATTCAAAATACCATTTTCCTGTCTTAACAGCAAAACTACCTCTTGCTGGGCCAAAGTTATTTGCGTGTCTTCTAAATTTCAAACTTCCATCTTCCACTTCTGTACTTGACCTCCAAGAATCAAGTCTGCTTATTACACAAAAATTATTTGTTGGAGTGTCTGTTAATGAATCATTACCAGTACCAGCACTTACAGATATATTAGTTGGAGTAAAATTATTTCCTTGACCAGAATAATCTTTTCCGATTGTTGCAGCCGTATTATTTGAATTGTCTGAAAAATTGAGGTAATGTCCATTTGTACCATAAGTAATTGCTGGACTTGCTTTAGGAACCCATTGCCCAGTTTTTGTATCTGTTTCAGCAAAAACATCTGCATCATATAGTTGCCCATCACTAAAATGACATTCTGCAACATAGATACTAGCTGGTGAATTAAGATCCCAAGCTTCAATGCCATAAGTCATGCGTTTTCCAGCTTGGTTCATTGTGTAGTTATAACCTGAAACAGGTTGTACATTTACAGTTTGTGAAACACCATTTACGAAAATTTTAGACGTACTATTAGCGGCATCTACTTGCCAAACAATGTGATACCAAGCATGGGTGTCTCTATAACGATTATTATTTATAGCACCACTATGATTGCTTCCAGTAGTATCGTAATAAACATGAATTTTATCGTCACCTCCAAAATATATTGAAGAAACACCGTTATTCCCCCCACCATCACCATCATTTTGAGAAGTAAAAAGACCGTATGTTGTAGAACCCAGACGAACTCTTTTAACCCAACCACTCCAAGTCCATTTTTGCCTATTTCCATCAGAACTGGGAATATAAGTTAAATAAGCATTATCGTGATGATTAAATCGTAAACTACGTTCTACTTCATAAGTTCCACTTGCTCCTGATGCACCAAGACGAATTGAATCAAATAAAGCCATTTATTTTACATCTAAAGAAACAACACAATGAATTTCACCACTTGCCTTAATAACATAATCTAATCTATCAACTGCGTTAGCTGCTGTTGATAGAGTTGGTGCTGTACCACCAGCAAATTTATAATCTGAATGAAAAGATGCTTCTCTTCCACCAGTGCCATCTTGCGTGATAAATATTGAGCCTGACTGACCAACTGCATTGCCATCATTACTTGGATTACCGAAGGTTCTGTTTCCTCCTAAAGTTACAGAATGATGAATACCTGAGATAAAATCAACAGTTATTGTCGATCCATCAGATAAAGAAGATACTGCTGCTGGACATCTTGCATTTGCACCTAAAGATAAACCAACAGAAAGACTAAGTAAACCACTTGAAGAGTCGTCTGCATCAGATCTTAAAAAACTTGCAGAATCTATGCCGTCTAAAGTTGCTGCATTTCCTCCATCAGCAGAAGTTATATAGCCAGCACCATTAGTAAGTTGATTATTGTTGGTTACGTTAGTGGCAGATGCGGCTATACCATTTAATTTTGATAAAAGTGTATCTGTAAAATTATTATCAGTTTGAGTTGCAACAACAAAATCTAATGTTCCATCAGAATCTTGATATGTGACTGTAATTCCTGTCTCAGTATTACCTGTGACCATTCCTCCAACAAAGTCTTCTACTTGTTCTTCAGTAAGAGTTGCAGTTATATATCCAGCACCGTTTGTTAATTGGTTATTATTAGAAATATTTGTAGCTGATTGCCACGAAAGATTGCCGTTAGTATCTGTTTGTAGAAATTTTCCATTTTGTACATCATCAGGAAAAGTTAACGTATAACTAGCACCAGCACTGTGAGCAGGGGATTTTAGTTTTATGCCATGACTTTGTGCAGAACAATTTAATTGAAGCGTTCCATCATTACCTCCAGCACCTCTAACTTCAAAAACACCTGTGCCATTTGGCTCTACTTGGACGTTTCCATTACTAGTTGCGGTAGTTATTTTACTTGATTGGACATCTAAGTTTCCTCCAAGTTGAGGAGATGTGTCATTTATAAGATCATTAATTTGAACAACACTTCCAGAATCGTTTTTACTGAATAATGCACAATTACTGGTTCGTATTGCGAGTTCCCCTGCTGCAAGATCACTAGCACCTGGATCGCTACCGCTTGCTCTTTTTAATTTAATCGTGTTCGCCATTGTTCGACCTCCTGATGGTTAAAGTTTAGTATGTTCCTCCATCTATATCAAAACTAGATGCACTTTCATCTTCTAAGAATGTAACCAAATCAGATAATGCTACCTGTTTCATTGTTCCAGCGTCATTACAAAGAAATCTATCTGCTGCTGCAAGTGTTGTTGAACTAGCAGATGTTCCACCATCAATTAAATTCAACTCAGCAGTTGTTATATTTGCTCCATCAAGAATACCAATTTCTGTTGAAGTTAATAATGCTAGTGCAGCAGAAGCTCCAGATTGACAGGAAGATAAGTTTGTTAAGTCTGTTGCAGATGCCTGTGCACCTAAAGATGCTCTTGCTGTAGCTCCTGATTCGAGAACAAAGTTTGATCCATCACCAACAATAAAATTACTATCTGTTGGTGAAAGGCCAGCTATATCAGTAAGTTGGGCATCAAAAGCCTGTACATTCGTTCCAATAGCTAATCCTAAAGCAGTTCTAGCAGCCGAAGCAGAGGTTGATCCTGTGCCTCCATCTCCAACTGCCAAAGTACCTGTTATTGAACTTGCACCCAAATCAACAGCCATCTCTGTCGATTCAATTACTATTCCACCATTAGATTTAAGATCAACACTTAACTCATTACCACTTTTATCGAGGCCATTTCCAGCAGTTACGTTACCACTAGAAGAAAAAGTACTATAGGATAAGTTATTCGTGCCAACGACAGCAGATCCTTTGTTATCTGTACAAACGAAACCAATATCAGCATTAACAGTTCCTTGTTCTACAAAAGTAAACATACCAGCAGCGTCAACACCAGCAGCTAAGTCATCAGTTCTCGCCCAAGTACTTGCTTTACAGAGATACAGTCCGTTCTCGGTTGCAGTCGATTGATTTTTTACAAGTACTCTCTCATCAGCAGAAACCGCTACACCATCTATAGTTTGTGTACCTGAAAGTGTAATATTAGCTGTAGTTGCAACTTTAACTGAATCTTTTACATCAAGTCCTTGCGAGACAGAGTCAACATAACCTTTAGTTGCAGCATCAGCAGTAGCAGTAGGTGTTGCTAATGATGTAATTTTTTGGCTATTGGCAGAAACATCAGCAGAAGGTGCTGTCATCTGATCTAGTCTCGAAGTTCTTACTTGAGTATCAAAATCACTTACTTTCGCTGAAGTTAACGTTGGTACGTCTGCGACTACAAGTGATCTAAATGTAGGAGCAGCAGCACTTCCAGTTGTAGGACCAGCTAGTATAATATTTGCGTTTCTAGTTGTTGCTTTATCAAAAAATGCTCCCTTACCACCAATAGGAATAATACTCGTAGCGGAACCTCCCGATCCCCCCGTGCCCGTACCATAGATTAGGACTTCATCACCTTCTCTAAAGGCAACCTCCGCATTTTCCATTGAGGTTGGGTTAGACGATCCAGTGGATCTTTTTATCCTGATCGTGTTAGCCATTAGAAGTTTCCTCCATCTACGAGTGTTAGTTTGGTTGTTGTGCTATCTGCTTTAAATGTATCAGATGCAGCGTGATAGTACAGAACTGCATTATCAACTTTGCCTGTAATATCAAAATTAAGGCCAGATATGGTTCCTGACGGACCTTGTGGACCTTGTGTTGTTATTTCAACTGTAGTAACATCAGAAACCTGTGAAACTACAACTTGATTAGGATTGCTCATACTGTGTAACCCTCACTTATAAATAGTTTACCCTCTAAATAATAGTTTTTGCTACCACTAGGTTCTGTTAATAATACGTCATAAAACAAAATACTTGGAGTAAAAGTTGCTGTTTGTGTATCTGTAAGAGAAATATCTACAATTCCATTAGTTCTATCTGTATAAGCTACTGTCCAATCTGCGTATTTTGTGGAACGTGACTCATCATAAACCTGTGCAGCCACAGTATATCCTGATAAATTTATTGCCGATCCAGTAGAATCTTTAAATGTCAATTTAATAGGAAAGTCCGCCCTCCTATCAACAGTAAAATTCTTTTTCCCAGGTATAATTGCCATAGTTAAACCTTGATTATGTACATCATAGCTATATTACGAGGTCTAGTTTCATTACTGTTGCTTGTAGAACCTTGATTTCCTGTATTACCTGTGACTGTATGATCGTGCGAAGCATCAATAGATAGGTTAGAAGCTAGGCCAGAACCCCCACCGCCACCAGGATTAGCATCTTGGTTGCCTGTTTTAGTAAAAATACCAGTTGCAGAACCAGGGTTTTGAGCCATAGTTGATGACGCAACACTCAATGCACCAGTAAGAGACTTATTACTTGTAGTCAAATCAACTGCGTGTAAATGTTGTCCAAAAGCTGCTGCTTGTGCTGTACCTATAGATCTACCATTATCAGTTCCCTTGCCATTATCAAAACCTCTAATAAATTCCCCTCGAAGATCAGGAACTTCAAAAGTACTTGATCCATTCCCTGCTCCATATTGTGTTCCAATAACAGCAAACAAAGCAGCATATGTTGTTCTATTTACTGTCTGTCCATTACATTCAAGATAACCTGATGGAATTGTTGCTACTGCCATACAAAAAACAGCACCAGATGGTACACCTGTAACAACTGAAAAACTAAGAACACCCGATCCATCTGTCTGTAAAAATTCTCCAGCATTGCCATCTGTAGCTGGAAGAGTAATACTTACATTTCCTGCTAATGAACTTGGAGCTTTTAAAGAAACGAATGGTGCACCACTGGAATCTTGAAATCTTAAAGGTAGTCCGTCTGTAATATCTAGTCCAGAATCACTAACTGAAAATCTTTGTGTTCCAGCAGTAGAAAATCCTAAAGAGTTAGCACCTGATCTAAACATTCCTGTGTCAGCATCCCCATCAAACGCATAAGCTGGTGTACCAGCACCCGAAGCATCATCTCCTAGTAATGGGCCTGTCATCGTGCTTCCAGCTTTTAGCATCAAACCCAAGTTAGCTTCGTCTAAATTTCCTACTTCGTAGAATGTTGCACTAGCAGCAGCACTATTACCACTTGTTGCTCTTATTAATAACTTCTTTGGAGTAGTTGAACTATCGGCAACAAATTCTGCTGGCTGTATTTCTCCAGCACTAGACTTTGCTCCAAAATTATTAGATGCTACTGCTGCAAAAGTACCTTCAATATCTAGTCTTACTACCTGACCAGAAGCATTATCTATATTTTTATTACCGACCTGTGCCATTTAAAAAATAATTTCCCCCATTCTACCCTCCTTTGCCATAACCGACAGCTTGAAATGTAAATTGTTTATTTACTGGATTATTACTACTATCTTTAATACTTATATTAAATCCTGTACCAGTTACACTTGATAATACAAAATATTCTCCAGCAGCAGCACCCTGTATTGTTATGCCCACAGAAGGTAAAAAAGCATTAGCACCTCCTAAACTAGAAGTTCCTACAAAAAACGGACTTCCAAACGTCACATCAAGTCCTGACCCAGAAGTTCCAGATGATATGGGTGCTGTTGAAGTACTTCCTCCACTTACATAACTTCTTTCTGTTCTTGATTCAAAAGCAGCAAAGATTCCAAGTTGTTGTATTGAAAGATTGTGTCCTGTATTTTCTGATTTTAAATTAACTCTAAATTGAAATCCTCTACCTTTGAATGTTCCATTAGCAAAAGTATTAAATTGAGTATAAGTTGGTGAGCTAGAAGGATCTGTTTGAGTTGTTCTAACACTAATAGAAGCAGAAGTATCGTTTACTTGTGGGCCGTCAAAATTACCATTTGGAGCGTAGTCATCCCAAAAAGTCCCAGACGGAATTAAAGTATCTATTGTATTAACAAAAGCAAATGTGCAATTAGATGATGAAATAGCACTTCCAGAAGCTAAAAACTGAAAAGTATTTGTGGTTAAATTATCTGAAAGTATTTGAAAAACTCCATCCGTAGCACCTCCTGTTAAAGCAACAAAATCTACATAATCCCCTGCGGATCTTCCATGACTATTACTTGTTATTTCAATAACAGTTTGAGTTTGACTACTAACAGTAGCAGTTGTTCTTACATAAGTTGCAGTTATTGTCTGCCCACCACTTGCAAATCCAATACTTTGAATTAACCTTTTTAAGTTAAGAGAAAATACACCGCCTAAATCTATAGTATTTGCAAAATCGTAAGTAGCAGTAAGATTACTTGCTGGATCTGTTAACTGTAAAGCACTAGATACTACAGAACAATTTGTCTTTGTACCAGCAAAAGGAGTGCTGTCTGTATCTTCTCTATCAGCCAAGATCTGTTGACTATCAATCAAATCAGGTAAGTCTAATATTACAGAAGTCTCTCCAGTACTGAAGTTTCCTTGGTCATCTCTAAATTTAAGGATGTATTCTCCGTCAAGACTAGGGACTACTGCTTCTGTGGTATTACCAGCAAGTGCTTCTATTAAATCAACGGAGTTTTGGAACGTACCACTGCCATCTGTTTTATTACTATGACGGACATAAACTTTTCCTCCATGTATAACATCAGCATCAGTAGATTCTGTCCATCTAAGTCTTATAAGTTTATTAGTAACAGGCTCTATTGTTAGATTCTGTACATCTGCTGGAGGATCAGTTTTACCAACAGCATTAAAAGTAACATTAGTAGAGGTTGCTGATATTTCTAATGCTGCATTTATTGAATAAACTTGTATTTCATACGGTCCAGCTACAGTATCTAGAATTTCAAAATCAGTTCTAAGTACAGTTTCAGATATCCAGTTTGTATTATTAAATCTGTATTGAACTAAATATTGACTAACACCTGTAACATTTATCCAAGAAATAATTAATTTGGTTCGTGCGACTGCGTTTATAACTACAACTCTTTCGTCAACTGTTACGTTAGAAGGTGGATCTTTTAACTCGTTTAATAAAGATACATTTCTAGCTGGTAAGCTAATTCCTTGTTCAATATTGTCATATTTACCAGCTATATAAGTTAAAGCAGTTATGTTGTAATTTATTCCATTTTGTTCTTCAACAGTAATTACTCTATATGTTTGTGGCTCTAAACTAGAACTTTGTAAAAGCCAAATACTATTAGCATTAGGTGTTTGACTAAGTGCTGAATCTAAAGTAATTACACTACCAACAAGACCAATAACATTTTTTGTCTCTATTGTTCCATCAGGCAAAATAACACTACACTTTTTATTTGTACCTCCAAAAGTATTTAAATCTTGAACACTATCTACTGTTATTTGCGTTGTAGTAGCTGTATTTATTCTTCCTGATCTTCTTTCCCCTGCTCTTACTGGATCGTTTATTGATATAACAGCACCAGGTCTAATAATTGCTCCAGCATCTTTTGAAACTCCAAAACTCACAACTTCCGATTCATTTTGTTCACTGAAAATTATTGCTTTCCCCATTCTTTGAGCTTGCCCACGAGATGTTACTCCAAACGCTTTTACATCTTTTTTTATAATTCCTAGTTTGGCCTGTGCAGTGGTATCTTCTACAACTTCATAATCTATTTCTCTACTATCCATATTAAAATAAGCAACACTTATAACCGTGTGTCTTTGTTTTAAACTGCTTCCAGAATAAGAAAAACCTCCTTCAATTACATTTGCCAAACTAAACAAATAACTTGAATCTGTAGGTCTATCTTGGGCAAGACTTATTTTTCCAGCAGACCATATAGGGTATGCTCTCATAACTCCAGATATATCATTTATTAAAGTAAAGGCTTCTTTTGATCCTTGTATATTTACATTTAGACTGAATCGAGCTTCTTGTCCTCCAAAACCATCACTTACTAATTCATTTGCATATTTACTAGCTTCAATAAATGAATATAAATCTATATCTGTATCTGATATATGTGTACCAAATCCATATCTCTCAGTAGTTAACAAATCAAGTAATGCCATGGCAGGACATGAGTTCCATTGAGCAGCAGCCATCGTTCCATTAAATATATAATTAGCTGGATAAATTATTCTTCCTGTAGCTAAATCAACTGTTGGAGTTAACCCTCCATTAGCTGCTGGTATTCTTGTTTTTATCCCTCTTATTCGAAAAGATCTGCTAGGTATTGAACTGAATTGCTCAGAATCAAACCTTAGATTCATGTAGGCACTATCTGGATAATCTTGTTTATCATCAATTATTTCTGTAATCGTAGTCCAATTAAAAGCATCAACTAACTGCCCACCAGAGGTAGCATCTGCTGTTACTCTTATTACTTTTACATCAATAGGAAAAGCACCTGTAAAGTCAACTCTGTAATCTTTTTGGTATGCGTCAGCAGTTCTTCCTTTTACTGTGTCAGATAAAACATCTGTAAAACCCCCACTGTTATATTGAACTTGAATTTTGAGAGAAACAGAACTACCTAATATATCTCCCTCATCTGTAGTTTTTTGTATTGATGGAAAGGTAACAGTTATTCTTGCTGCGTCAACTTGTGTATTGGTTATTTGTCTGGTAACACCACCTCCAGCAGCAGTTACTTCAACTCCTACGGAAGAAGATGATTGAGAACCAACAATTCCTGGTATATGATTTTGACTTGCCGTTCCAAATCTAGGTGTTAACTCCACATCTTGAAAATTAAAATCCGATGTAGCTGGACTTGCGTTATCAGCAGATGAAGTAAGAACAGGTGTATTATCAAGAACAATATCTTTTAATGAAGCGTTGTTATATGTTTCAGTTCCTCTACTTAGTGCAGCTTTTGACGGAGTAGCAAAGCCTTCAATTTCTCCCTCAGATATTAAATCTTGAATTGTAGCAAACTGTTTGCTGTTTAAAGTATCAGGCTCTCTCGTAGGTTTTTTATTTCGTCTATTATTACCAAAAACTCCACCAGAACCAATAATATTTTTAGTCATGCGTGTACCTGATTAGTATCTATTCCAGCAGAAATTACCACAGATCCAGTTATAACTTCTCCGTAACATATTGGTATGCTAGTTCCTGCCCGTGAAGTATTTTGTATGCCACTAAAACTAAAAGATATTCTAGGGTCTTGATCATTTTCAAAATCCTCTGGTTGCTCTTGCGGAAATAATAAATTACTTACACCTGTAAGAAGTAATCCAAGACCAATATTACCTAAACTAGCAGCCAAAGGACTCGCAGCAGAACCTCCAGTTACAGCAAAATTAAGTCCTACTATACCAGCACCTCCAGATGCTATTGCAAATCCCACGAGTGCTGCTCCTAAAAGAATCTTACCTGTATCTCCTCCTGCTCCACCTATCACAGGAACTATACTTATTTCACCTTTACCAATAGGATGATGAATTTCTTCTGTAGTTATCTGATCTTTATTTACTAATACTTTATAATAACGACTAGCCATATATGCTTCTACTTTTGGAAAATTGCAAATAAGAAACTTAACAGCATCAGCCGTAGAATTTATAACAGCTTCTAATTCTTTATGACCGACAAAATCGGCTAGATCTCCATAAAGTTTAACTTTTGTGAGCATAACGTAACCTCTTACCTGTACATTTTAGCAACCATTCAGAGTAAGGCTCTTTACAAGATAGTCTATCTGCTAAATGATGTAAAACCATGCCATCTAAAAAAATAGCTACATGATTTAATCCAACCGCACCAATAGACATAAACAACAAATCACCGTTTTGTAAATTTTCATTTTGCCTTAGTTCTCTAAAACCTGTTCTCCATGCACAGCTTTCAAACATAGGATTTTGCAAAAACTCTTCTGGTGTTATAGGTCTATTCCAATCTTTTAATATTATATTTTTTTCTTGTTTATACCAATCTCTAACTAATGAATAACAATCACAAACACCCCACACCCAGGGTCTGCCACATATTTTTGGAACGTAACCTTCTGGAAAACATTCTCCCCATTCTTCTGTTTTAGGATTAACAATGTACCAAGGTAAATTACTAGCTTCACAACTAATTCGATCAGCTTGACTTGGTGTTGGCAAAGTGTTGGGATGACTATGAACTATTCCAATTATTTCTCCTAAATTATCTGCTTTTACATAATCTTCTGGATCAAGAATAAAACATTGAGTATCAGTCATTGATAAATTTCTACAAGGATAATACTTTTCTTTTCCTTTTACATTTAATAATAAACCGCAACATTCTTTTGGGTCTTGGTCTTTCGCATGAACTAATGCTTTATCTCGCCAAGACATTAATTAAACGTACCAATGGAAGGAAATACGGAGCGAGTGCATTGTCTTTTAGGAGCACGAACTCCAGCTAGATCCCAAACTTGAGCTAATTCTAATTCTACAATGTCTCTATTTTCTGTTGCTTTTCTATCTACTGTATATACTTCTCTTTTAAATTCTGCTGTAGGATCAGCAGTTGCATTTGAATTACCAGAAAAATTTACAGCATCTAAAAACTTTGCCATTGTTTGTATGCGTGTAACTGTTGCACCAGTTAAATCATTCCCTGCTGTCGTTTGATTTACGGTTAGTAATATTGCAGACATCGTACCTAAAGCATTACTAATTAATAGTTTTGGTCTAGGTAGTTGACCTTTTCTAAAAGCAAAACCTGTTGCTTCTACAGGAAAACGTAAATAAGAATTACCAGCCCATACGATTTGACCATTGGCATTTAAGTTTGAACCAGCATGAAATCTATAAATTGTTGTTGCACCATGAAGTGAGTTAGACAACTGCAAAGTAAACAATTCAATAATTGCAGATGGATTTGTTTTTTGTATTTCATCAAATACTTTAGTAGTACTCATGGTTCAAATACTTGTCTAAATGTAGTATTGATTGTTGCTCTATTTAAATACGGTATAGATTTATTCCAACTAGGACACACAAATTTAGACGAACTTGCTTCACCAGGTGGAGTAAAATCAAAACTTGCACCATCTTCAGCACGAGCATCAAGAAATGTCTCTATGGTATCTGCGTCTGTTTCTGATACGTTAAATGTAAAATTAAAAACTTTTGGATTTTGATGAGCAGCTAACCCAAATAATATTCGATGTTCATAACCATCTTGAAATGTTACTGTTCTAGTTTTTGGTGCGGATCTTTTTTGTTGTCCGTAAGTAGGTGTTATTGATGGAAAAGTAGCCATTATGCAAGCAAACCTCCTGGTCTTTTTTGATTTACTATTTCAGATTGTACTGCTGCTGAAATAGCAAGTCCAAGTTCTCTACCTCTATCTTCATTACCTTCAACAGAAGAACCAGAAGCATCTACGTTTACTACTACATTTGATGATCCTCCAAGTTGATTATTCGGTGTAATCATTCCAGAACCTTTTGGTGTAAATAATTCTGGGCCACGTTCTCCAACAATATAACTTTTCCCTCCTGCTACTGGACCTCCTGCTGCCATTCCAGGTATCCCTAAACTTTTTCCTATAGTATTTACACCAGAAGATATTAAAGATCTTGATATTTGAGCAAATACTTGACGAGCTACATCACCTAAAGTCTTCGTGCCCTCAATAGCACCCATAATTGCATCTGTAATTCCAGATTTTATAGTTTGACCTATTTCCATATACAATTCATTGGCTTGATTTAAAGCATTATTTAACTTAAACTGATTTCTAAGAGCCTCCTCATCGTGATCTAATAATTTCTTACCACTTTTCTCTCTTTGTGCTCTAATATCTCTTATTTTTTGTTCTATTTCTGCTTGCTGCGACCCCATAGACATTGATTGTTGTAAAAATAAATTTTCTTCTTTTATATTTTTTAGAATAAGTTCTGTAGTTAATTTTTTATTTTCTAAAATTGTTCTTTCTTTTTCTTCATTAAATAAATTTTCTTTTCTTGCTTCTACAGATTTATTAATTGAATTTAATTGCATATCTATAACTTTTAATGTTTGTTCTGCTGCTTTTTTTTCTTTTGCTGCTTTTTCTAAAGCATCAAGATCTGGCATTTGTTGAGGAAATAAACCTCCACTTTTGAAACCTAATGGGCCTATTATTGTCTTTTTTTGAGCAGCAGCATCAAGATTAGCAGACATATTTGTTTGCTTTAAAAGTAAAGATTCTCTATTTTTTAATAAATTTTTTAATACTGGATCGGTAGTTTCAATATCTGAAGGAAGTGCTGCATTTACTGCTTTTTTATTTGCTCCTTGTTGGAAAAACTTTCCAAGTCTAGAGTTCATAATACTGGATGTAATTCCACTCATCATGCGTGTCATAGATCGTCTTAAGTTATTGCCCATAGTTTTAGTCATATCGCTAAATTCTTTTAAACTAGCCACTCCATCTTCTCCAATAGTTTTAGTAAGTTGCATTGTCGCTTCATTTAAAGCTGCTTCTTTTCCTCTTAGTTGTTCAATCATTTTTAATCTTTTTGCTTCTTCTGAACCTAAAAGACCTAAAGAATTTACTATTTTATCTAAATTAAATGCTTCAACACTAAACGCATCAGCTAATTGCGTAATGTTATCTCTAAAAGTAGTTAACTGTTGAAGAATAGAAGTAGCAACAAGACCTCCTGCAAAGCCTCCCATTTGACCACCAATCTTAGTTCCTAAGAAACCACCAGCAAATCCAGCAGCACCTCCAATCGGGCCTTGTCCAAATAATAATGGAAACGCACCAGAAATTGCTCCACTTGTAAATGCTGCTTTATTACTTTTATTATTAAATTTATTTCCTTGATTTTGTGCTTTATTGTTTTGAGTTTGTGCTTTTGTATTTTTTATTATTTGAGTTGTTTCTCTACCTATCGCTTTAGCTTGTTTATTAGATGCTACTAAAGCTTCTTTATGTGCATCTGTTCCAAGAGTTATACTATTTGCATAATTTTCTAAAGCGTCTGCTGCTGCGACTTGTTGGTTGGCTGTTTTACCAAAAGCTCCTTGAGATTTATTAACAGCTTTGACAAGATCATCCATGTCTTGTCTGTATTGTTTTATCTGATTACGAAATTTCTTACCACCTTTACCCCCAATATTACGAGGGTTCATTATATCTACACCACGGATTTTATCTATACTTGTAGTTAATTCATTTACTTTTGCTTTTAATCTATCAAGACCAGACTGCCCCTTAACTCTTAAATTTATATTTACACCGTAATCGGCCACAGTAAAATTAAAACTTTATTTTAGTGTACCGCTTTTAGCGTTTTCTTGCTTGCGATTTATGCTTTGCATCTTCATAAGCCTTGTCTTCATATTCTTTCTTTAATTCATAGTAAGCAAGCCAATTTATATATTCTTCTTGTGTTAATTTGCCAGTAAGTTCTTTTATTGTCATTCCTAACTCTGTAGCTAGAAAAAACATAAAATACCAATCGTTTCTAGCTTTTTAAGTCTGCTTTCGCTTCCTCCAATTTATACTCAGATCCAGAATTTAACATAGCAAGTTGTATATCTTGCAAGGTAGCTGCATTTACTTCTCTTCGTAAAGAAGCTTTATGACCATCTTGAAATAATCGTTTACCATCTTTATCTAATGCTTTTGTAATCATAAGATTTAATGCAAAATCATCATTAATTGTTGATTCTCCAGACTTTGCAACTATTGATTCTCTTTCTGCAATAGTTAATGGATTCCAGTAAATTTCTAGAACTGTTACATTTCCCTCTTTTAATTCATACAAATATTTTTGGCTTACACCAAATTTGTTTTTGAGAAGTTCTATTGCTTCCATAAATTTATTAGATTGCTATTCTATTATACTAGGCGTTTGCTGTAAATTGACAAGATATTATTCCAATGAAATGACTTCTATCCTCTATTTCCAATGGAGTTGGGCCATTAATATCTAATACTCTAGGTTTACAACTAAAAGTATCTGTATATCCAGAAGCATTTACTGAAGTTAAACCATCAATAACCGCCTCACATATTTCAGATAAAACTGAAGTGCCTTTTGATTTTGGAACGTAAACATTACATTGAATAACACCAGCATAATAATCTGAAGCTGCTCCCTGATTTTGTAAAGTTGATTGGTTAAAATCTATACTCATTAAAATGTATTTTTTATTTTTTCCAGGAGTTGTAAAATGCACATTGTCATAAACCATCGCAATGGTAGGATCAACGTCTAAAACCTTGTCTGTAACTGCTTTTTCAAATGCTGCTCTTGTATTAACTAAAGTCATTTAGAAAACTCCGTATATTTAACACTTGGCTCAGAAGAACCAAAACCTTCAGTAAGGCTACCGCCAACAAATAATCTTCCTTTATCTGACATATTTTCTTGTATCATTTTACCCAAAGAACCCTGAATAAATGATTGAACTTTACCACCTTCTAAAGCATATACAGAATATTTAGCTCTATTGCCAATAAATACTGCTTTTTTATAATTAAACGCTCTTTTTACAGGAAATCTTGGTTCAATTTTAGGATTTCTAGGTCGTTCTTGTATTTGATAAGGAGGGCCAGCTTTTCTTCTTGTAAAGAAATCTACACTACGTTCAAATTTTATTGATTTCCAGGGTTCAAAGTTTTCTGCTATCTCTGTAGCTTGGATAGCAGTGTTTGATGCTTCCCAACTAGAAGCAAAAAATCCTGTCCATACTGGACTCCTTTTTTTTGTAGATAACTTAGCATGAACGTCTTTTATAAGCCTATTAAAATCTCGACTAATCTTTTTATCTAAATCTGGCGGTAATTTTCTTATGTCTCTTGTTGTCATTAGAACCGCACCAAGATACTGAATAGATAAGTCTGCCCGCCCTTTTTAGTATCAATATCGACTATCTGTGCAACTCTGTTAGACCCATCAAAACTTAATGTAATTTCATCATCCATATCTACTTGGTTATCTCCTATAAGATCAGGTGTAATGTATAATTTTGCTTGCCTCATTTCTTGTCCAGTTTCTTCTTCTGATCTTATAAAAGATATTGGAACTTTTATATCTGAATATGTTGTATCTATTGTTATTTGTTTTCCTGTTTCTACGTCATAGCTGGATATACCTTTTTTTGTATAAGTAATAGTGTGATCTAAAGAATCGCCTAAAGTTGCAACAACACTTTTAGCAACACTCTTAAATAAACTATCTAGTTGACCTGCCATTATCCTCTAACTACCCTCATTTGATAAGATCCTGCTCCACCAAGCATATACGCTCCAAGATAACTTTGTAGCCACGGGTAAACATCCATAATATTATTAACAGAACCAGTACCTTGACTTGCAGTATTATATTTTACTCTTAAATCACCAAGAGCTACTTCTT